ATTCATTGGCACTTTTAGGCAACTCTTATGGCACATTTTTTAGGCAATAACCCAGAACCCTTTTACTTTAAGAGAATGGAAACAAAATGGCAGAGAGCGAAAGAACCAGCCTCGGGGCGCACGTGGATTTATGTGCTGAAAGATACCGAAGCTTGGAAGATAAATTAGATAAACTAGAAAATCGTATGGGTGCGATGGAAGAACACATCATTATCATACGAACAAAATTATCGGAGTCAGCTGCTGATGTGTCAAGCAAAAGCAGCACTCAGTTGATTTCCATTGGCACAGTGTTTGGGGCGGCATTACTGACAGGATTAATTACAGTACTCATTCAATTTATACTAAAATAATAATGAAAATTATTGAACTATTAAATAAAGTACATGTACCAATTACCAATGAAGAAGCAGACGTACTAGGACAATTTCATGATCGTGCAACTATTGCTAAAGAAGAATTTGATCATAGACAAACGGTAGTTGCAAATCATCTAGTTAATAAAGACGTACTGCTGAGAAGAAATGAAGAAGGCAAAATCTACTATAAAAAGAAAATCTGAACTTGAGCTAGCTCAAAATGCATTCGCTGAATTCGGCACCAAATATATAAAACACTGGACAGAACAACAACTTAAACAATTTAGAACACAACCCGTGGTTATTCCAATTGGAGTCCACGGGTTTTTTGTTGGTGGTTTTCGTATTACTGGGATACATTCTGCCTGCTGGGCAGTAGAAAAAATAGATAGTCGTCACGTACACGATTTTACTTCAAAAGTTAATGCTATATTTTACTGTATCAACGAGGTACGTCAAAAATATGAAGCAGCACAAACACTATTAGATCTAGATACCAGTCTAGGACGACTAGATTTAGACATTGCACAATATGAATATACACTAGCAAAAACTCAGGATTTAGTTAAATCTGCAGTGGTGTTAAATAGGTGTATAGATGCTAAAATACAACGTCGACATATTTTAAATATTTTGAAAAAAACTTTAAATTCGACTAAATACTTGAACTTTGGGAAACAACCACTATGAGATTAACAGAAATGGGCGTAAAGCCTTCCGCTAAAAAAATTAATAAAGTAATGGAAAGTCGCTTTGGTATCAGCATTGATTACGCCAATTTAGACTTTGCGAAAGCTTATAAATTAGCTCGTGGGCTAACAGAAAGCCTTAATAAAATTAAGAGCAGCCACGGTATCCACGTAGCTGAAAAGAATCCAAAATACATGGAACTCTTAATGGTGCGTGAAGGTCTACATCGCTGGATGGTAGAGAATAAGCAACAGCTTATTATGGAAAGCGAAATGGGTAAGAGTCAAGCTATTCTTGCTGCCAAGGACATGGTTGACAGTATACAGGACATGCTGGAAGATGTAAGCAAAATGCAAAACGAGCAAATGCCTGCACTACTAGATACTATCCGTGATCAAATTGGCATGGAACAAGCCGATGCATTTAAAGCCAGTGTTGGTTCGTTACTGGCTAACATGGTTGACCAGCTAGGTTCAGCTCGTGAAAGTGCAGACCAAGCAGCTCGTGCATTAGCCGGCGAACAAGTAGCACAGCCAATGGCCATGGGAGGCGCAGGCGGTATGCCAGCTCCAGGTGGTATGGGTGGCAACATGGGTATGACACCAGATATGGGTAGCGACCTTGACACTGATGAATTTGCTGCAACAGATGCAGCAGCAGGTGGTGATTTAGCACTAGGTAGAGAGAAGCGTTAATGCGTATACGCGATGTCATCGTCGAAGACCATATTGACGATATGTTAGAAGATGAAGCCGAAGGACGTGGTGATGCTAATCTAATCACCACGTTAGAGTTTTTACGCAATCGCGCTCATGATACCCACGTACAACCTCGTGTACGTGCTGATAGTTTAATTAATCTTGTACAAACAACCGGTGACCAACAATTCACTTTAGAAAATCTTCTTGACGCTTACAGTGACAACGAAAATATCAAAGCATTAATCAAAGACATCAAAGATGATTCCACCGGAGTCAAGTATGTGTATCTCCAACCATTTGCTGATGATTCAGAAATGGCTGCAATAGGCGACGAAAATGCTCCACGTACCGCACCAGAAAAGACTGTAGATGCAATGGCTAAGTCAGCTCTTGCAAAACGCGGTTAAATAATTTATAATAATCCTTTAGGAGTACTGTTATGGCTTACTCAAGTGAAGTCTTAGATCATTACGAGAATCCTCGCAATGTTGGTAAAATGGACAAAACAGATCCTACTGTAGGTACAGGTCTGGTTGGTGCACCTGCTTGCGGAGACGTACTACAACTCCAAATTCGAGTACAAGACAATGTCATTACTGATGCGAAATTTAAAACATATGGCTGCGGCTCGGCGATTGCTTCATCGTCGCTCGTTTCGGAATGGATTAAGGGTAAGACTCTTGAAGAGGCAGGATCAATTAAGAATACCCAGATTGCGGAAGAGCTTGCGCTCCCTCCTGTTAAGATACACTGCTCAATTTTAGCTGAAGATGCTATCAAAGCTGCCTTAGAGGACTACAAAAAGAAACACAATGATTAAGGTTTTGTTTTACCATGCAACTGATTCGTCGCCATCAACTGCTCAAAACAAAAAACTTTTTTTGTCAATAGCTGCCATTTATCTAAAGACTCATTTAGAAATAAATCACTCAGACATAGCCAAGCAGATTGAGTGGTTAATACCGTTACAGCATAGATTATCCGATGATGAATTATTGAAAATATGTCATGAGCAACAACCAGATTTACTATGCACTAGTCATTATATCTGGAATCAATCATTTTTAACAGAACAACTTGAAAGAATTAAAAAAAAATTAAATTCCTCTTGTAAGATATTAGCAGGTGGTCCTAGCATTGATGTTAATATTAATTCTAATTTTTTTAAAGATTATCCATTTATTGATTATGCTGTTTACGGTGCCGGCGAAGCGGCTTTTGCTGATTTAGTTTCCCATTTGATTAACAACAAAAAACTAGTTGCATTTAATGTTTCTAATTTGGCCTGGCAGGATAACGGCAAAACATTTATTTCCGATTACAAGTATGTGTCACAATCTAAAATTAGTCCTTTTTTATATAACGAAGATTTTTTTACAAAAATAGTTGAAAATGAATATAAAAATGATTATAAAATAATACTTCCATATGAGCTTACAAGAGGGTGTCCTTACTCTTGTACTTTTTGTGATTGGAACAGCGGATTAAGCACTAAAGTAACAAGAAGAAAAGAAACATATAAACAAGAAATAGATTTATTTCAAAAGTTAAAAATACAAGACCTGTATCTTGCTGATGCAAATTTTGGACAATACGACGAAGACGTTGCCCTTGCTGAATATTTGGTACATAAAAATCTCAATGAGAATGCCGGATTTACAACAGAGTCAAATCCTAGTAAACTAAAAAAAGACAATAATCTTAAAATTTATCATTTATTTGCTAAAGGAAATTTAGTAAGCAAGCATTGGGGATTTACGTTTAGTGTGCAAGATATTAATCCTACAGTTCTAAAAAATATCAATCGACCCGATGTGGGGTGGGATGTACATTTAGACATGATCAATGAATTAAGTTTACACTATCCTGATATACAACCTAAGGTACAATTTATATTAGGGTTGCCGGGCCAGAATAAAAAAACAATTAGAGAATCGCTGGGAGAAATTACAAAACATAATCTTCGTTTATGTTTATTTTTAAACGAATTACTACCGGCTAGTCCTGCTTCTCTTGACAAAACATACCAAGAGAAGTTTAAGTTTAAATATAGTAACAGTGAACGTTACAATGAATTTGGATATTTTAAAGGAAGTTTTCCTGAATCTTGTATATCATTTGATAGAGAAGAATTGGTAGAAATGATTATAATTGGTAGCTTTTATTCTGGCTTATCAATTTTACGTTTTAAAAGTGAATACTTAAATATAGATATTGAACGTACAGTTGATCATTTCATTGAATCCAAATATTATAAGTTACTCAAAGAGGATTTACTAACAAATTGGATTGGCAATGATAAATTTTATTTCACTAAGAATTTTGATGGCAGTAAAAAAATTATTTCAGCCTGCTTACTACAACTTGCATCAGAAGAGTGGACAAACACAAAACAGTTTAATTTAATGATAGCTGAAGTACATAACAATGACAGAGACTTTATAAAAAAACTCATCAAACAAAAAGCAATGCCAACTTGGTTTCCTGAAGCCCACTAAGGAGATATATGATCACACTGACAGAGATAGCTGCAAAGAAAGTATTAAAGCACATTGAGAAACGTGGTAAAGGTGTGGGTATTACTGTTGGTGTAAGAACCACCGGGTGCTCGGGTCTCGCATATAAATTAGAATACGTTGACAATCCTCCGGTGACCCGTGATTGGTTTAAGTACGAAAGCCACGGAGTATCAGTATGGGTAAACGGTAAAGACACTCCTTATATCAATGGACTTACCATGGATTATAAACGACAAGGACTCAATGAAGGCTTTGAGTTCATCAACCCAAATGAAACAGCCCGATGCGGTTGTGGAGAAAGTTTCAAAGTATAAATGATTACTAATAAATTTGATTATACCCCTCTGGCTAGGGAAAGCGTAGAGGGCAAGCGCCATTACGCCTTGCCGGATGGCAGTCGTGTGCCCAGTGTTACCACAATACTAGAACGAACAAAACCACAAGAAGCCAAGCAAGCATTACAAGAATGGCGCAATCGTGTGGGTCATGAACGTGCTCAGCAGATTACTACAGAAGCAGCCAATCGTGGAACACGTATGCACACCTATCTTGAGCGGTATGTCAAGAACGGTGACATAGGAGAATTCCCTAGTAACCCATTTGCTCAACCAAGTTGGTTTATGGCTGCACAAGTCGTACTAGAAGGTCTAGGTCATGTTGATGAATACTGGGGCTGCGAAGTTCCTCTGTATTACAGTGGTTTGTATGCTGGCACTACAGATTGTGTAGGTGTATGGAAAGGTCAACCGGCTATTATGGACTTTAAACAAACCAACAAACCTAAAAAGCGTGAGTGGATTGATGATTATTTTTTGCAACTTGCAGCATACGCAGCAGCTCACAATGAGACCCATGGTACCAACATAAATACTGGCGTTATTTTAATGTGTGCAAAACCTGCAGACGAAAACGACACCCCCAAGTATCAAGAATTCGTTCTAGAACCCAAAGACTTTGCATACTGGTCAGACCAGTGGATGCGTAGAGTTGAATTGTATTACTTAACGGCATAAAATGACAACATTTAAAGATTATCTCAATAATAGCAGTTTTTGTGTATTACCGTTTATACATCAGGAAAAAAAGTTCAATGGAACACATCATGTGTGTTGCTACGGAGATCAATTACAGTCTGATCATAACGACCAAACCTCTAAGGAAAGTTTCAATTCCGT